GTTAAACAGCTCAAGTGTTTCAGCCAAGCAAAACTCGCCGGACTGAAGCATGAACGGCTCATCTTCTGTCCTGTCTGAAATGTCGATGCGAATTAGCTCAGGGCTATAGATGCTCTCGATCATCAGGTGATCGCCCAAGCGCAAGTCCAAGCTGGCTGGATTTAACAGCTCTGGATTGAACGGGACGACCATGTCACCTTTGCGGCAACGAGCTTGGATCTCCCAGTCACACAGAACTGCCATCTGAGCAATGCAAAAACCAATGGTACTTAGATCTCAAGGGCTGACCAAAATCACCCAGCCAGTATTTGGGCCTTCAGCCTGCCAACGCTGGTAAAACGCTGCTTGTCTGACGCGGACATTTCTGCCGAGATGTGGATTGGAGTGACCGCCTTTCTCCATTTCGGGATAACCCCGAGGGTCTTGCATGATCCACTCAGGATCAGAGCTGTTTTTGCCTGCGTAACCACTGATCACGCTCCAGTGCCCGCAACCCAATGCGTTGCACATAGGGGGTTCACCCAGGAGCATGTTGCCTACATGAAGCCAGCCGACCAAAACTGGCCTACCTGCTTCAAGCTCCCGTTCCACCAAGTCAGCGTTGCCATCTTTGCGGAACTCAGCCTGCAGGCCGAGACTGCGCAATGCAGCCAGCTGAGCGTCTACTGACGTGCTATCGCCGTACTTAGCGCGGATCTCGTTGTATTGATCATCCGTGCGCACTTTCTTGTAATACGCCGCCACCATGGCTGCCGCTGAGCTGAAGCACTCCCTGTAGCCAGTCTTGGTCTTGTTGTCCCACTGCCGGAAGTAGGGCATATAGATCTGCTGGTCATATCCGCTTTCCTTCCACGCCTGGAACCAATCCGCCTCGTTTTCTTCCAGTAATTGCGCTGGCAGCGACTCTTCAAGCTGTTTAATTGCAGCCAACTGGTGGGGCGTACCACGGAAAAACTGGAAAAAAGGCAGCAGGCTCAACACACCAGTCACAGCTAAAGCTGGCCTGATCTTGCTTGATCGCAACTCGCTACGCCAGTGCTGTATCCGGCGACGAAAACCAACATTGAGCTGCATAAGAAAAGCATGACCGCGCCACCTGCGACGAACCAGCCAGTCGCGGAGAAAGCGGATAGCTTCACTTCTCAACACGAGTGTCAGGCAGAAGCAGCTCTTTCAGGTGCTTCACGGCAAGATCATCGAGATCGTTGTCAGTACGAGTGACGATCTTTTCGAGCATCGCCACAATCAACTCTTTGAATGCCCTTGAGCGCCACATGGTCATGACCAAGGGCTTGAGTACTAAAAGCATGAGACTGTTTTGAACAGCATCAATACCTTAGTTCCTATTGCTATGTCCTTCCAGTCGCGCTACTGACTGCTCCAGATTTGCCAGTCGCGCAAAAATCTCCTGGTCACGAGTCCTGATGTCTGCGTGAAGCACATCAAGCCGACTGGCTAAGTTATCGACAGCGGTTGTAAGGCGAATCAAAGAGTCACGTCCTTGCTGGCTTTGACGGCTCATTCCCGTCAGCCCTGCGGAGGCCACGCCTACAGATGCCCCAGCTACTGCAGCCCAAACTTCAACCACCATTCGACCTCTAGCGTCAAACCATCATGGCAGAAAGCAACGATGCGCAGAGCCAGGAGCAGGAAGACCACAGCAATGGATGGTTGGGCGACTTTGTCCGCATCACAATCATGCTGTGGGCGATGGCGATTATCACCGCTAATTACGTCGGTTATTTCAAGGGTCAAATCGACGTGACCTTTAGTGCATCACTGCTTAGTTCGACTGCAGCCAGCTACGGATTGACCATGAACAGAACGGGCAAGAAGAAAAAAGATGAAAGCGTTAACCTTGAAAGTAAAAGCACCACTTCAACCACCAAATGAAGCGAACACTTTTGGTATTGGGGATTACTTTGCTCGCTGCCCCTGCCCAGGCTGACATTACCCACCGGCTCACTCAAAGCGCTCAGATCAGCATTGATCAGGCGTACAGCTCAGCCCAGCGCATTGGTTCTACCTACAGCGCCTCAGGCACAAACGTCACCCCCAGCGTCACCAGTGGCGGCACAACGACTTCTGGGGCTATCGGCGGCTTGAACCTTGGCAGTTTGACCAGCGGTGTGCCTGCCATGGTCGACACCGACTACGCCGTCACCACTGCAGGCTCGGCTTTTTCCTTTACTGAGTCGGCTTTGGTGGGTGACTCGATCAGTTCTGCAACTGAGGTGACCACCACAACCGGCAATGTTGACGACCTTCCGACTTACGGCGAAGTCGTGACTGGATCTGGTGGTGTGAAATCCAATCTGGCTGCGACAGCTCTCTCAAGCGGAATCATGACTGTGACGGCAGGTGGTGCAGGCACAAGTGCGATCTTGAGCAACAAGATGGAGCTTCAAATTGACTAGGGCTTGGCTGCTGCTTTTGCTTCTGCCTAGCCCAGGGATTACTGCACCGATTGTCCCGCAATTTACGCAGGGGCAACTTAATTCCAGAACGGAATCCACAACAGTCATCCAAGAATCAATAACCAGTTACAACTATCGAACGGGCTACAGCTACTCAGCAGCTGGCCACAACGTTGAGCCTGTAGGCGATGTGCCTATTTCGCCACAGGCCACAGTCACTAACAATCAAACTGTTGGTGGAGTCAACTTCTCTTGGACTAGCCCAAACCTTGAAACCAAACCTCAATGGCAAGTCGTCAACCCCGGCGCAAGTTGGAGCATCACAGAGTCATTCATGGCCCCTGGCCTCGACGCCGTGACTCAAGTCCAAAGAACCATAACCACAGAGACAGTCCAGGAAAGTACGTCGGTCTTCTCGCAGTAATAACTGCTCTTACCAGTCCCGCTTACGCCAACACAACAGTTGCAAACCCAAGCTCGACATCAACGGGCTCAGTGGTCAATAACGCCTATCAAATGATGACTGGGCCGCATCCGGTTTATCGAATGTCGCAAGGGATTCAGTGCCCTGGACCCACTGTTACGGTCTCTCCCTTCATCACAGGCAGCAGAAATTTCGACTTGCCATTTGAGTCGATTACCCGCACGCCGGTTTATTCAACAGCTGATGCCGATGACAATGGCGAGCCTGATTCTCCAGGAAAAGTGCTCTACTACTCAGAGCTGCCAAGATTTGAAAAAGATCGTCGATCATTGAACTACGGCATTACGGCTACGTTCTCTGTGCCGTTGGATCGCCGCTTGGCTGATCAATGTAAGCGAGCTGTTGACACCAACATCCAGCTGCAGCAACAACTGTTGGCCACAAAACGACTTGAGCATGAGCTGTTTAGAGCTAAGCAGTGCGGTGAGCTGGCAAAAGCTGGCGTTCAGTTCACCGGTCAAATGTCGGTGGTCTGCAGTGACCTAATTATCACAGTGCCGCCTGTGAAGATGGTGCCTCACACCCACGCTATTTCCGTGCCTTCCGCTGCGCCTGCTTCCTTAAAAAAGTAGACGGTCGATCCTCTTTTTTACGAGTAACTATCTCTTTGACCTTTGTCAGCGCCTTTTTGACCACTGGCTTGATGATGCGCACCAGAAACGGCGTGCTTAGAGCGGCGGTGGTTGCAACAACAGCAATGCCTGCAGTTTGCGCAGCTTCGTAGGGCGAAGGGATTGCCTTGACTAGCTGTTCAGTCACAGGGACGTTGCGATACACCTCTTTGCAGACACCATCTACCAGCTCGTAGGACTCCAGGATCTTGCGGCCATTGGGTGACAAGGTGCCAACCTCTTTGGCGTCAGCTGGCGGACATTTCACCTCCGGCGGTGGCTTTTTTTCTGGTGGTGGTGGCTTGGGGTCAGCCTTTTGCTGTGCAGGCGGCTCCTCTTGATCTTGGTTTTGTACAGGTGTTGGCTCAATAATTTGCAGCTTCCGTGGGTTCCAGTCCAAAGGAACATAACTAGGGATCTCGCCTTCAGGACATGTGATGCCAACGCCATTCGGGTCGTCGCGCAGCAGGGATGGATTTAGATGTGCATCTCTATGAACCCTGGCACAACCAGGCACTTGATATATCGGACGCGGCGCTAAGTTCTGCGTGACTGGCGGTGGGAAAACACGCGGCTCAGGGATGGGCCGTATTTCAATCGTCGGTATCTCAATATCAGGTATGTCAGGCATGAAGTCAGAGCGGTTTACAGCAGGACAGCTGTGGATTGAACGTAACCGCAGACGCGAGGGTCCGCCTGTTGTTTACACCGTATTGTGCGGCAAATCTGCCAGGCCATTTACCGAGCCAAAAGCGATCCTTAAATGGGTGAAGTGGCCCAAAGGTACGCCCACAGGTGACGCGCTACGAGAGTGGTTAGCGTCGTTTGACAAGAAACCTGAGGCACCCACGCCAGAACTGGATATGGCGAAAATTAAGGCGGAAGGCTTTGGGCCTGAAGCTCATGACGATGATCCAACCGCGAATACCAAGATGGTTACCTAAGCGTTGAACCTGTCGATAGCGCGGTTCAGATACCAAGCGGCTTTCTGCAGGTCCTGCACGGTGTTGCCTTTGTGCCATGCCCGCAGCAAGTACTTCATGGTCTGTCCAACCAGATAGCCGGTGACAGCATCAGGCGCACCAGCGACCACATCTTCAATCACCTCGATAGCTTCGACGCGACCCTTGGTGTAATGCGCTGGTGAGTTGACCTGATCGCTCACTTCAAGCTTGGGATTGCTGGCCCAGTTGCTTTGGGCAGCTTAGGCACCTCTGGAACAGGCACTTGGTTGAGGATCGTTTCCGTCAGCTCTAGCTTCATGTTGCTCATGTAGAGCTTCACCATTGACGGGACGCGGGTGTAAGCAACCACTCCCATGACGGCCATGGTGCCAGACATCACGAAGCCCAGAACGCCGAGCAGGTTGTAGACCTTTTGCATGAGTCTTAAACGCACTCGTCCATGCTACGGCGCTCGTAATAACGCTTCAGCTTTTCACACTCTCTCGCTTTGCTGTGCTGGCCAAACTGATCGAATAGCACTGCGCGTGCCTGTTCATATCGGATAGCAGTTGGCAAAAGTTCCGTTGGAACACGGCTACCCATCGGTGAGAATCTGTTGCCGTTGAGTTTGGTGGTCATAAGTGCATAGATAAAGAAAACCCCTTCCCGTGTGAGGTGAGGAAGGGGCGGCTCTGCTAGCTCAAGCTAATCAGAACTTGTACTTGACGCCAGCCTTAAGGCCATAACCAGCATCATCGCCGTCGTACTTGGCGAAAGAGACTTCACCGTAAGCATCGAGCTTTTCATTCACAGGTGCAGAAACACCAGTCTTGGCAGAGAAGCCAACAGAGGTGCTACCTGAATCAGGTTGGAGCCAGGAAGGACCGCCTTGGATGTAGAAGGCACCTGACTCATAGCCAACGTGACCATCAAGAACGGCACCGCCAAAGTCAGAACCAGACCAAGCACCATTCCACTCAGGGTTCAGGTAAAAACCGTCGGCTTGAGCAGGAGATGCCAGCGCAGCTGCTGAAACGGCGACACCACTCGCAATGAGAAGTTTGAACATTTGGAAGAGAACTAACGTTTTCCTTGGCCAC